AATGTGTACCTTGTGATGCACGATATATCCCGGCTGCCTGTGGCATCGCTCGCATAAGCCGCCGTCAATGCTTTGCCGCTCGGCTATATACGATGCCCGGCATAGCTGCCATGCACTGGACTTGTAAAAAGCACGGGCATAGTCGTGTGCCATCCAGTCACCACCTCGTTTCTTTGCTTTATACGGGCACCTCGGCAGCATACAGCTAACCTTGCCCGTCTTTAGCACATTGCTGTATTCGCACCTGCCGCAATGTATTTTTTTATTTTCAACATAGCTGCACGGGCATTTATAACAATCATGGTCTGTCTTACGTTTTAAGCAGTTCATAATATCACCCTAATAAAAATGCACCCTGCAATTAAGCAAGATGCATTTATTTCTATATTTTGTGTTAGACTTCGGATTCGCACCTTTAGCACAGCTATTGCTTGCAGTCTAACATATTTGCGCCGCCCATTACAGACGGCGCTTTTAAGGAGGTAGCCAAGTTTTACCCTGTTTTCTTACTTTATACTATATCACACTTTGACTATCAACTTCTATCAACTGTTCATTATTTTTTGTAATGCTCGCCCGTGGAGTTCACACACCCATTGATAGGATATATCAAGGTCTACTGCGATTCTTTCCCATGTATAACCATTTATATACCGACGTGTTAACACTGCCCTTTGTTTTGCATTCGGCACAGCGGATATTACACCTTCGACCTGATTTTTAATATCGTGCAACTCGTCAATTTCGGCATCGACTTCATTTTCCATATCAACAATTTTTGAAACTATTACCGAAATTTTATCCTCTGAACCTGAAGACTGCACATTATCCGCTGTGAGTGTTTGTGTTGTTTTAGTTGCCAACTCTCTAAGCTTATGTATTTGGTCGAGTTTTGCATTTATGCTGTCCTCAGCGTTTCGATATTGCTGTAAATACTCTTTAGGTGTCACTTAATTCACTCCTTTTTATCTTCCTTTTTGCTTTCCAAAACTGCAAAATCCGTTGTCATAATTCATGGTTATTGGGATGTATATATTGTCTGTTTTAGGATGCGGTATAAAATCAATCATAGGGCATTTATTTGTATTTCGGTATTTACAGTCTTTGCAATATACTACTTTTACGAATTCGTCATCGGACCGATTGAGTCCATTCATAGTTTTTGTACCTTCTTATCACTCTAAAGCAGAGTCTAAAAGCAATATACCCTCTTCAGGTTTACCTAAAAGTTCTTCAATTTGTTCAAAGTCAAAACAGATATATAATTTTAGTTTTACCTGCTTCTTTGTAAGCTCCACCGGAGACAATTCTTTTTCTTCCTTGTCCAATGTACAAATTTCTGTTTCGTATACTTCCATTGCTGTTTTTGGAGTTTGAGAACATATTAACGCGTAATACGGATATGGTCTACTCTTAAACTCATAAAACTTAAGGCATGATTTAAGTCTGTCATTTAATCTTTTCAGCTTAAATTCTTCCTGCTCTGCGGTATCTCCAAATATTAACCGCATTTGGTCAAGCATTATCTGCACATCTGTGATTTCTTCAAGTATATTATTTAGTCTTCCGTTAACCGACATATCCTCATTTCTGCGGTACTTGAGCAATGCCTTTGTAAGTTCTGACATTTCTTCAATTGCCACATCTACCTGCGGTTGTTCTCCGTATGTATTAATCGCTTTTCTTAATATTTCTTCTCTGTTCATAATGTTCACACTCCTTTAAAGCCTTTTCGGCTTCTTCTCTCGTTAAAAATACGGTTTTGCCAAAATTCTCAAATGGTATATCAAATTTAGTGGTTCTAACCATTTCGATACTTTGGCTTGTTTCTCCACGATTGTAACTTGGATTGCCAATAAAAAACGTTCTTACTTTTACTTCGCTTATGTCTCCGCATTTTGTTGTATAAATCTTATCCCCCACTTTGCAGGGCAAAACTGGAATTAACCCCTCGTCATACTTTTTAAACAGTTTCGGCAGCATATTAAGGCAAGCGGCTTTATCGGTGACATATAAGTCTTTTAGTTGTTCAATTATATTATTCATGGCTTTTCACACCTTTCAAATTCTATTACCCATACCCACGGATTGGCTTCCAAACCGTATTTATCAAGGTCTTGTTTTTTGATTGTGGAATTCCAAAGTTCTACAAATTCACACCTTGCACCAACTATTGAAATTCCATTTGACTTAAATCCCTCTTTTTTTGCTTGTTCCTCTGTAATATCCTGCAACCGTTCAGCCGTCACACCAGTAACGCGTAAAAAGATTCTTGCGGCTTCTTTTGGCATATGAATTGAGGGTTTCCATTTATACCCATATGCTTTGCGTAAATCTTCGCTTTCACTGGGAACTTTAATATCAGCTTTATAGCAATATCCATCATCAGATTTTATAAATGTTTCCCTCACATAGAGAATATCGCCCTTTTGATATGGAGCATATTCAACTGCATTCGCGATTACAAAGTCATACGGTCCACCGAAAGTCTCATCTAAATACTCGGTTATTTCTCCCTTATGAATCTCTTTTGCTGTAAAATAACCATTACCATTATCAGAGATTGCAAGGTTTTTAACCGGCCTTCTTGTAGTGGTTTTCCTGTTTTGTAAAATTGCCTGAACCATGGGTGTATTAAAAAGTATTGGCTTCATATTAGGCATCGTTTTTGCCCTCTTTCATCGCTTTTCTAAGGTATATAATATCTCTTGCCATTTCGGTATAGGCTTTCATTGAGTCTATTTTTTCGTTGGATGTATTGTATAAATCTGAGTAAACCATTTCTAATGCCTTTTTTAGGATGATGTTCTCCTGTTCTAATTCACCGTTCTTTGCCAGCAATTTTGCACACTGGCTGTGTTCAAAATCATTTAACTTTGTTATTTCTTCCGGAGTTAATCCGATATTCTCGTAGTCAGCAAGGCAGTTCATTATTTCATCAATTTCAGTGTATTTTGTCATGCCTTGCATGATATTGAGCATATTAAACTTGTAGTTTTGCTTTGTAATTCTATCCATCTACTTTTCCTCCTCACAGTAACTTTCGCAATAAACACACCGTTGGCAGTCTTCACATGGTTCATCTTCACAGCCACCATAACCAAGACATTTTCCGTTCCTAATTTCCGGTCTGCCAATTAAAAGGCGTTCACCCCGTTTAATTAGACTACAATTTTTAGGGGTACGTTTAGGCATTATTCTCACCTCTCCTGCAACTTCATTTTCAAATTTTTAAGTTTTTCACTTAAAAAACTTTCTGATACGGCATCTGGTGTAAACCATTCTTTATCTTGATAATAATATTTCGTTCGAATTGATTTTTCTCCGTATTCTTTAGTCAAATACGAGTAATTTGTACTCCAATATTCCATGGCAATTATTTTATTTTCATTTGGTAAAGTTGTGATATAAAACGTTAATTCGAGTTCTGATTGCTCAAGCACTTCATCAGCAGTATTTTTATAATCTGCGATATATTCTCTGCGTTTCGCATCGTTAGACCACCGTTTAATTAATTCTTTATTATCCATGATTTTGCCTCCTTGTGTGACGGGTATGTGACTACCTGTCGGGCTTTTACTATACCTTTATATAGGAATAAAAGAAGTATATATATAAGGTTATGGGAAAACCGGTCAAACACATCACATCCCGTCACTTTTTCATCCAATTTTTACCTGATATGGTTTATATTCACTCGTAAGAGCAATGCCTCTATAGTACCAACCACTTCGAGTGTGATACTTTTCAAACCGTTTTCCGAGTTCAATTCCGAATTTCGTTGATTTCATTTCATATTCATTATTCTCTTTAGCCCATTTTGCATATGCTTGAAATAAAGGTTTTGCCCTCTCTACTACGTTGCCGCCAATGATACAGCACTCCGCAATAAAGGCACTGATAACGTCCATTTCAGATCGGTATTCAGCCGTTGCTTGTTTCACTGCCTGCGGTTGCTCCAGTCCCTCTTTTTGCCACATCAGGCAACCGTCAACGGCCCATTTTAGGATGCCGGGAAGTTCTTGATGTAACTTGTATTTTAAGTTCTTATCAACTTTTTCCTTCGGAATACAGACTGTAAACGGAATTAGACAGATACGGCGCCAGATTCCAACATCAGTTCCGCGAATCACCGGTTTATGATTTGTGGACATCCATAATTTAAATTCAGGATAAAATTCAAATTCATTTTCGTATTTTCTGGACGCCGTGACTTTATCGCCACCGGTTAACTGTTTTACAAGTCCCTCATTCAGACGGACTCCCTCATTTGGTTCAGCGGAGTTTACAAAACGTGCACCTTTCAGTCGTGCAATATCGCTTGTTGGTCCCGTTGTTCCGGGCTTTACCATAATCGTTTCAGGCTGGATATTTGTTACATAATCGCCAAGTGCATCACTAATGGTTTCCAAAAATGTAGACTTGCCGTTTCGACCTGTGCCATAACAAAAAAATGCACATTGCTCCTGTGTCGAGCCTGTCAGGGAATAACCTACAGATTTTTGTATGTACCGGATTAAATCACGGTCACCACCAAACGTATCGTCCAGAAATAAATCCCACAGCGGATGGTCAATTTTATCTGTATATTCGCAGTTTGTTATTTTAGTAATAAACTTTTTACAATCGTGCGGCTGTAGTTCCCCTGTTTTTAGATTTACAATTCCATTCGGTGTATTTAATAAGCTTTTATGTGTGTCAAGTACATCCGGCGTTATGGGCACGTGATGCTGGGATTCTTTAATCATGGATTCTTTCGAGCGGTTGGCTCTGGATTGTTTTAAATGCTTTATATAATTTTTTTCGACAGCGTCGGTATCGCCCCAACTCTCAGGGGCGTTTTTAACGTAATAGTCCATGTCATTCTGCATCTGCTCGATAATTTCATCAGCCATGCGATGTATGGCTCCGGTAACGTCAAAACACCATTTGCGGCCGTCATAATATAACCATGATTTGTTG